GGAACGCTTCCGTTCATCACGGGTGCGCCGGACCTATCGAACCGAAAGTAATACTCGCCCATCTCGATATTCAACGAGACGGTAGAAGACAAATCGAATGCGACGTTACGCGCGCGCTTTGAAGGGAACTTAGTTGCCGCGATGAACTGCGTTCCAACCCTACGTTCAGCGTTGCCATATTTACGCGGCAACATGTTCTGCAACTGGCGACAACCGCGTGGCCAAACGTCGAGGTCGGTGCGACCATACAATAGTGGCGACAACTCGCCGCCATTGAAGTTCATCACGTCCCTTTTCGTTGTTCCGACACGGGCCATTATCTGAAGCTCCTACGCGAACGTTCCATCAAGCTGTTCTGGCGTCCATCGTATTTCACATCGTGTTTCTGCGTGCAGTCAACCGTTCTGGCGCGGCTAAGTGCCTGATTGTATTCTTGAAGCAGAGCCGACGCCATGTTGCCGTCCCTACGACGTTGCGCCACAAGACGAGATGCAAACAGTGCCGTTACTGCATTGATGAGCAAATTATCGTAATTCGTATAGTCCTCGTCATAGGCCACGTATTCGAGTTCTACCGTATCGGCATCAGTGTAAATGTTCGCGCCTTCCTGCTTCCAGAATGATTCGCACGATAGGCGGCGAATGCCATTTATGGCGATTACGCGCATACAGGCATCTGGCAATGGATAGGAATGTGCCCATCCAAACGTCGGTGTCGTATCCGCCTCTGTCAGTGTAGCACGGGTAGAGATACACTTCCAATCATGTTCCCTTGCTACCTGTTTCAGGGTTTGCTCATAAATCGCCGTAACGGTACGGGCGGGAATGAATGTGGTGTCGTCGAATGCGACGCAACGCGGTTCTGCAATCTTCAGGAGCGCGGCGTTGATGATTTCGTTCGTCGTTCCGAGTTCCTTCCACAGGCTCTTGGTCTCGACGATTTCGGGGGCCGACGCACGGCTCTGCATCAGAGTGGTGTATTGCTCCGTCAACTTCTGCGCAAGGTCAGTATCCTGACGGCGCACAATTGCGAGTTTGGATGCGAGGTAAATTGCCAGCGCTTCGATAAATAGCGGGTGATACTTTGTAGTATCGGTTCCATAGGCTGTGTAAACGAGCGTAGCCGTCGTATCGTCCGTAAGAACGTTCGAACCCTCGACTGAGTAGTAGTCGGGAGCGGGAGCAGAATATCCGTTGACATACAAGACGCGCAGACAATCAACGGGTAACGGATACGCCTTCGTCCATCCAAATGCAGGCGTGGTTCCACTTGCTGTCAAAGCAGCGCGGGACGTAAAGCACTTCCACGGGATTTCTGATGCCACGGACTTTACCGTGTTCTCCCATACCGTCGAAAGGAACACGGCGTTCAGGTCCGTTGTGTCCTCAATGCTTACAATGCGAGGCTCGCCGATACGTAACAGCGCCTCGTTAGCTATGTCCGTTTTGCTCGCCATACTGGTATTTGTAAAAAGAGCCGGACAGCGTGTCAACCACTATCCGGCTCTCGATGAACAACACATATGAACCCTAAATCTTTGCGAAGATCAATGAAACCCTGATTTTCGCGCCAGAAGTGAGCGTAGCCGCAGTGGCATACGTCAATGTAATCCAACTTTGCGCCTGAAGCGTATATCGGGCGAAGAGTGCTACACCGGGTGCTGTGCTTCCGACAAACGTGCCGCCCGCCGAAATATCAAGACCATCGACATAACGGTCTGCGTCAACCGCAGTCGTTGCGTCGTCATCTCCAATGTCCACGGTAAGCGTAGTTCCAGGGTCTTCCGCATAAATACGAACGTATTCAGGCAGGAGCCTGTATCCAGCCGGAACTTTTACGAGTCGAACCACGTCAGCCGCATCCGCAGTAGCAGAAATCGTTACGAGTGTATCGGCCTGAATCAGCGAACTGATTGCCAGCGGATTGAGAGCCGCTTTTGTTTCAGGATTTGTGCTGGACTGAATTGTGCCAACATCTGAATAAACAGTTGCCATGTTGAAAATCTCCTATTTTAGGCGTGATAAGTCTTGACGGTGAAGATTGCTTCGTCGCGAAGACGGAGCGCACCGCAATAGCAAGCAAGGCGGAACTGAATCGCGTTCGACGTTTCAGGCAGGTCGTTCACATAGTTGTGCGTAACACCAGGATTAAACGTAAGTGCTTCCTTGGTGTAGAACAGATTCGTAGTGACATTGCTGACCGGAGCAATCTTCGGGCATACAATCCACTTGAAACCCATCCATACCTTGCCATTGAGATTGCCATCTGGAATGACAGGGATGCTCTTGAAGGCCGCGTAGTCGGAGTTTTTCAGTTCCGCAACATCGGCGATCAGGTCTTCCTCGTCGAGTGTTCCAATGACAGCGTTCACATTGCCGCCATTGACGGGAATGTAGTTATCCTTGAACATTTTGTTGACGCGACAAATCTTTGCCCAAGTCAGACCTGAGTTTGCGGCGGAACCAGTGCGAACGTAGTTTTGCGCCACATCGTGCGTAGTGTCCCACGCAACAGAAGTGCCACCAGTCTTGCCTTCATCGACAGAAGCGGTAGCAGCGGCGATGATAACATCGTCGATGTTCTGCTGGTACGCGATTGCCTGATTTTTAATCATCAGGCTGCGCGGAGAAAGATTGTCAGCGAGTTTGTCTTCATCGAATTCGTCGATGATGTTCGCGTATTCAAAGTCACTGGTAGAACCCCATCGGAACTTGCCTGCCCCTTCGTGCCGTTTTGTGGGCTGAAGGCGTCCGGTCTTGGCGTCAAGTTTATGTGCCGCCTCCCAGAACTGTTCGCGCCAACGCTGTTCATTGGACTGTGACATAGTCACGGTGTCCTTGAGCATGGAAGTCTCCTGCTGAATAGCAGCATTCCAGCTCGTCTTATAGAGCGTGCGGTAGTAATCTACCATTGTGTTATCGAAAGCCATATAAAAATCCTCAGTTGAAGTTTTAAGTCGTCTTCGGATTTCGGGTATCCGCACATGCGGGCCTACTTACCTTGCGGATTAACCGCCAATGGCTATGCTTCGGGGCCTCTTTCGAGGGTGTCTCTCGCCTTAGCTAGGCAAAATATGCACTGCAATTTTTGCCCAGTCAACTATTTTGTACAAAAAACGCGCCGTAGGGGGTGAGGCTACGGCGCGGAAACACACATGATGAGCGAAATTATCGTTTACGAGATGACTGAGTTCTGGCGATTTGCTGAAGTTGAGCGTCGTAGTTCTTAGCCGCCGCGTAGTCGCCCTTGTTGCCAGCCTCGATTGATTTCTTGGCAAGCGCGTCCATCTGCTGCTGAACGCTCGCAACGTCCGATGGATTCGTTGCGGGGATAAACTTCGACTCGTCAATCTGCTGAGATGCCTTGTGGAGCGCGATGATGAGTTTGGCGTTATTCCCAACTGCGGGGTCGTTGATGTCGATTCCGATTGACTGGGCATACTGAACCGTTCGAGACAACGCCTGATTACGCTTGTCCCCAAACTCCTTTGTCAATGCAGAGTCGGCTTCCTGCAAAGCCTTGGCCTGCTGCTCCTGATACGCCTCCATTTGTTTGGCAACCATTCCAGTCTGAAGGGCAAGTGCCTCCTTCACGAATTCGGGATTGGCGGCATACTTGTGCGCGAGTTTTCCAAACTCTCCAGCAGTGGCATCGTCCCATGTCATGCCTTCTGGCATTTCCGCCGGTGCTTTAATGCCGTAGTCCTCCGGCTTTTCTGGTGCTCCATTAGCTGCACGCAAACGGGCAACGAAGGCGTCCTGAACGTCCTTGGGGGCATCTTCTGGGGGTCTTGTGAGCGTCTTCTGCCCTGCGAAATATTGAAGCTCCTCAAGTCCCTTTGCGGCTTGTTCGGCGTTTGCATACTTACCAAAAAACGCCCTTGCTCCCTTAAACTGTTCAGGGAAAGTGTTGACGAAATCTGCGTTAGGCTTGCCGTCGTCTCCGTAGAGTTTGAACGACGAAGGTGTCGATGTCGTAGCTGGCTGCGCTGCGGCTGGCGTAGCAGGAGTTCCGGCACCCGACAAGATTGTCGAAGGCGCGGGCTGAGTGCTTGGCGTTTCGGCGGTCGGTGCGGCTGCGGGTGTTGCTGATACTGGTGCGTCTGGCATGTGTTATTCCTCTTGGTTTGTCTTGATGAAGTCCATGACTGAAAAAAATACGTCTCTGCGCCCGTCATTCTGGGCTGCGCGGAGCGGGTCTCCCTGCATACCTGGCTGGAATACAAAAACAGTTCTGTCAACGCCGCACATGCGGCGAAACTTCGCCAGCATTCGTTTTTGGTCGGAAGTGCGCGTTTCGTCGTCTGTTCCGAATGCGCGTTGAAATACCGCAACATCGAGTTGATGCTCTTGCAACGCCCGTCGATTAAGCACTTCTTGTTTGTCTCGATCTTCGCGACTTTTACGCCACGGAGCTACATTATGCATGTCCATGTGTGTTATCCTTCCTGTCTTCCAAGTAGACCTGCACTAGCCGCGTCCTTGGCGGCTGCGGCCCCCTGCTGCGCCATTGCAAGTTCGTTCTGTATCTGCTGCTGTTCCTGACGTGCATCGCGAATCTCTTTTACGTCAGCCTCAGACCTTATGTATTCAGTCGGAAGGTTGAGTGTTCTTCCCATACCTCGAACAACTTTGTCAAAGTCAAAATTAACAGGAACGTCAGGGTCGAGGGCCGAAACTGTTGGAAGCAGCTGCAACAACTGGTATGTCGACTTCATCTGCACGGCCTGAACCGCAAGCGCAATCTTCGACTGATACGTGATCTGAGGCAAAATGGCATTAGCCGAACCCATACTTTGCGCGTAGTCTATGACACTCTGCGGGAACGGAGGAAACTTCTTTGCCCTAAGCAACAACGCGAACACGCGTTGCAACATCGGACCAATGAACTCGGTATAGTATCGCGCTTCTGATGGATGGAACAACACGAGCTTCTCGTCAGCCAACTGCATGGCCTCGAATGTTGCCATGCGCTTCGTAGAGTCCGTGAATGTCTGGAACATGTCCACGTAGAAGGATGCCTTGACGACATCCTGCATTCGCGATTGAAGGTCAACCCCTACGTTATACTGTGAAAACGTCTGAAGTTCTTTCGGTGCTGTATCTGGCCTGTTCGAGTCGATGACAGTGACCCCCTTGGCCGACACGTCGAGCGAGCCCTCCATATTGTCATACACAATCATCGGAGGGAATACTGCCTTCTCGCCTTGAGCTGCAAGGTTTGCGGAAAGGTAATTCAACTCTCGGATTGTCGGCAAGCACTTCATGGCCGGACTTATGCCGTAAACCTCTCCGCGCATCTTCTCGAAGCGTGTCACGAATATCGGCATTTCCTCGAATCCGCCATTCTTACACAGAACTTTGTCATCCTTGTCGATATAGATATCGGCAATCGGCTTATTCTCGGCATCCTGAAGCGTTTCTCCGTCTGAGTTTTTTGCACGCCAAGCATCGGGACGCGGGAACGTAATATGGATATAGTCGCGCAGTTCATCCATTTTCTTTCCGTCATTCTCGGTAACGATCTTGCGCACCTTTTCAGATACGTGGTCGATACCAAACTGCATGACCGCCTGACGAGCAGACATCTTAACACATTGCGCTACGGTATCAACAATGCCGTAATTGTCTTCAGCGATAAAAAAGTGTCCAGCGTTAAGGTGCTTATACCATAACGTTCCATCATCTCGCATCTCGCAATGCACTGCCGAAGTTCCCGCCCATCCCCTGTCAAGAAGGACTTCGTGGGATTCGAGATAAAAATTACTGCGACCAATCTCTTCGCGCATTATCTCTGCGCATTTCGCATAGAACGTCTTGGCTTCGTCGTCGTCGTTGAGCGCGCTCGGCTGTTTGACCCCGAACCAAACTTCAGAAATCGGCGTCATATACGCCAGAGAACCTGCGGCCAACACATCGTTCGACTGAATCGCGGTCGTATCATAAAG